CTTGAAAGAGGGTCCACACCCTCCATTACTAAATCTTCATGCACACCCATTGCATAACCTGTTAGCTTTTTATCGGTATTAAACCATTTGTTATTACCAAGCCATTCTTCAGCCATTGGATCAAGTGTTGGTGGCTGTGTTTCTGCAATTTGTTGTGGTTGCGGTTGTAATGGTTGTTGCGGTGGAGCTTGTGGTGGTGGCTGTCTTTTTAAAGCTGCATCTGCTTGTTGCAGTTGTAACTTAGACTCCAACATTTGTTCCTGTGCTGCAATAATGGCTTCTTTATCACCTTCATCACTAGCATCGGACCAATCTTTTTTCGCTCTCTCTAACTGTGCTTCTGCTTTAGCAGCAACATTTGTTAAGACCGCTTGTTGTCCTCGGTTAACCATTTGCCTAGCCTGTTGAAGTTGCGAATTAAGGGTTTGAGCAGCATTTACGGCTTCATCCCTCATTCTTTGAGCATCTTCTTTAGCTCTGCGTTCCTCGTGATATTCGTACTTTAACTTATCAATGCGTTTCTGTACTCTACCACTTACTGAATCAATTTCCTCAGTATTATCTGAAGCAGGTTCAGGTGGAGTTTCTTCAACTACCTGTACTTCTACATCTTGTTCTGTATCTTCTTCAGAATCTTTGTTTATTGTTGTAGTTACACCAAAAAACTTATCTTCTTGAGAAGTCTCAATAACAGGTAATTCAAAATCCTCTTTACCTAAATCAGTCTCTTCTTCAACTTCTAATTGTTCTGCGTTTTCTTCGATCATAGTCTTTCATACCCCCTTGGATCATCGACAACAGCTTCTACACTATCGTCATTAATTAAACGAAATTCTTTACCATGTATTCTGAAACGAGTACCTGTATAAGTACGCATTAAGATAAAGTCTCCTTTTTTACACCAAGGTCCGCTTGGAAAGCGTTTTTGATCTTTATAACAATCAGGTCCCATCTTTAAAACAAAACCAACAATTGTGGCTACTTCCTCAGAGCGAACTGTTTCTTCCGCCTTTAGAATACCGCCTGTTGTTTTTTCTTCTATTTCAGGGAGTGCGATCAGTATCTTATAACCAGAAGGTTCTGGTAGTTGCGTAGATGTCTGAGATTCTTGATCGGTATCAATCTCAGCTACGATTGTTTCAGATGTCATAATTCATCCTTTTGTTGCACAAAATTATGGGTTTTGCGTTCCCAATAAAAGAATAATAGCTGAGAAATAATTTATTTCAACTATTTTCTATTAATTCAAATATTTCCTTAAACTCTCTTTCCGCTAAATTAAGACCTTCAATAACACCAGTTAGTCTTTTAAAAGTTTCAAAATCCTGAACACTTCCCTCTGCTAAATGGTTTTTAACTGACTCTCTTTCTTGATTTAAACGATTAAGATAACCATCCCTAAGACTACTCCCTAATAGGTCCGCCATCTTTCTGCTCCTTATTTTTATCCATTAACTTTTCAGCTATTCTTACACCAACATCAGCACCTTTTGCTTTTTCTTTAGCAGAAAGCTCTTGACCAGCAATTTTTGCATCAATAAGAGTATCCATTATATCAACACCAACTTTGGCTCCTGCTATTTTCTCTTGCGATTTAATTCTTTCTACTTCAATCTGATCCTTGCGTAAATCACGATCTGTTGTGGCTTGTTGTTTCATTGCATCAGCTTGTGCTTTTCTATCAACATCTTTCTCTTTAATGTCAAGTTCACGCATCTTAGCTTGTACTAATGGGTCTTGCATCTGCTCTTGTATTTGTTCTTGCTCGAAATCTTTCTGATGTCTACTTAATAATCTTTGTGAAGCTTCTGCTACTAGAGTAGATAATTGCTTCTCAATATGTTCTGGTAAAGGCTCACCAATAGGAGGCAATGGTGTTCCAAGTTCTTCTTCAATCTGCTTCCTATATAAGAAAGCTAAATGTTCAGTAACATGAGCATCTAAAGAAGCTAAAATAGTTGGTCCCATTGGAGAAGTTTCTGCCCTTTGTCTCAATTCTGGGTCCTCTGATGCTGACAAATGCACTGTAATGTGTGCTTCATGATCTTGATACTCAAAGGCTTTAACAGGCTCACCATTAAGCATATTCATATTCTCAGCTACTGGATCAATAGGTTGTATCTCATCTTCAGTAGGTACAATCTTATCAGCATCCTGTATACCTAATACATCCAACATCTGTCTATGCAACTCTTGCATATTGTACATTTGCGGTGCTTGTTGTGCCAACTGTAGAGCCGCCTGATACTGCATGATTCGTTGACCCATAGTTGCCGCATTTGGATTAGAAACTGGTATTACATCAACTCGACCATCAAAATCTTCTGCTTTTATTTCCTGACCTGCTTTAACTTCATAAGGATAGGAAGGACTAGTAAAATCTCTAATAATATCTGCCAACAATTTAAACTCTGTTTTCATCGCAGCATGGAGTCTTTGCTGTATTGCTGACATAACCTTCATGGTTCTTTCCATGATTGCTAAAGTAGTTCCTACAGGAGCCTCCTGATTCATGTCATTAATCTTCATATCAGTTAGTGATGCAAATCTTCTACCTTCATCAACAATATTTTCAAGGAGTGAATAAAGCACTGCCGATGGTTCCTTATAGGGGAGAAACGCTATATTGTCTTTTATGGCTCCTCCAGGGACATCTACATCCCTAAATTCACCAGGCATTATCGGAGAGTCATCGCCCTTGATTCTTAGACCTCGTGATTTTAAACCACCAGGTAAGTTCGATAGAGTCCCTGCATCGACTAACTGACGCAATAAAGAAGTTGCTGATTTAGCCAATCCACCAATTACATGAATTAGACCAAAACCATAAAAACCAACACCTGGAAGGTATTGATAATGTACAAAATGTTGACGATTTAGTTTTTCTTCGTCATCTTCATACCAATTTCGATAAATAGAAAGAATAGTCTTTGAAGATAAATCAATCGTTACAATATAAGGCACTGCAATTCCAGTTAATTCTCCGCCTACATCAGAATCTTCATATCCTGGAATATCAAGATTTATCTGCATCTCCAATAAAGTATGTCTAGTATCCGAATCGTAATCACTGTCTCCTGTTAACTCATTGTATTTCTTAACAATTTCGTCTATATCTGGAGAAGGTGAAGGTAACTCAACATCTCTATAAAATCCTTTAACCTGCATTTTTCTAACTTCATTCTCAGTTTTTTTCATAACATGAGTTGATCTGTCACAAGTAGTCAAATCACTGGTGCCATAACTAACTATAAAGTCCTCTGCAGGAACAAACATAGAACATGGTCTACCCATGTTTACATCATAATAAACTTTACGAAAAGCCGATCCTGCTAGTGGTAATGACCACAATAGTTTTTCGGTTTCATTTCGATACTCAACCATCTTATTGGTAAGTAAATAATTCATGTAGTTCTGTATTCGATGTGATTGCTTAGTTTTATCATCCGTCATTTCTCCAACAATCTCAGTCTTTACAGGACCAGCAGGAGGGAAGATTTCTGATATAGCTTGTGCTTGGAAGCGAACTACAGCTTCTGTTAACATAGGGTGAAATACACCACAAGCTCCAACCCAAGGTTCAGTGCGTTCATCTATCTTTAGACCTAACTGATCTAAACCTTTAGTATAAGTATCTTCCCAATCTTTGCGTGAGTCTTTATCGCCTTGATAAAGCGGTATTAATTCATTGGCAATTCCTTCTAGAATTTCTTCTTCTAAAATTTCTGCTAGATTTGCGTTAAAATCCCCTTCTTGATTATCTTTCGTTGGATCAAAATCAACTACAACTCCCCCTTCCTCAGTCATAGTGACTTCAATTTCAGGGTTTGCTTCAACTGTATCGATTTCTACATCGATTATAGTACCAGCATTATCTAGTCCATTAGCCGATCCAGGACCTATCGCTTTATCTATTGCCATAAATTATTTTTTTACTCTTTTTATATTTACTTTTTTAGTTGTCCAAGCTTCATTAACATCAGGTGTACTGGGATCATCAGCTTTGTAACGACCCTTTACAGTTCTTGCACGAACTTTTTTAGTCACTGTTTTAGGTTCAGGCTCTGTTTTAACCTTTTTCTTTACAACAGCCGAAGGCTTTTCCTTCTTAACTGCTTCTTTTTTAGAACCTGAAAACGCCCAATCTATACCATTTTTAATGATACTTTTCGCTATATTCCAAATAGACATACTCTGCTCCTATACATAAGTAGTTTTTTTTCTGCGGTTGTTCATTACAACACCGCACCCCTTGTGGTGACGCTTTGGTCTTTTAGGTTTAGTATATTTACTACCCATCAAATCTTACCACCACCATACTTCCGTTTTACGGAATCATTATAATTTTCATGGTTAGCCATTCCAGAAGGGGTATAACCTCTTCTGTTTTTAGTGCTACCACCAGTTTTACGAAAACGAGTACCATATGATTTTACTTCCTTTTTAGCCGCCAGTCTTTTTTTAGGATCAACAGCAACCTTAGGCTTCAATGCTGCCTTCGGCTTCTTCTGCTTGAAGTAA